TTATATAAAAGATAAAAGAGAATAATTGACATGGCAGATAATACATTAAAACAATCACAAGATGAACAACATGCTAAAATGGCAAACCCAATGGTTCCTAAGTTGGGCAATATATACAAAGCAATTACAGTCACAGAAACACCTTCTGGCGAATCACTAATTGACCCTATGGGACAAGGAAGAATTGCGGCATATATTCCAGCATTAGGAGAAAGTCCTGATAATCCAACGATATTCAAACTTGCAAGAAGTTCATCTATATTTAATGTTCCAGATAAAACGGGAATAACTGTGCTTGTCTTTTTTGCAGATATTGATTCTACTAAAGACGCATATTGGTTTGCTATCGATAACCCAGTAGTAGATATAGTTGCTGGTGGTCCTTTAGGAAATCCACAAGTTGATGGCAGTGGTATAGGCGAAGGTGCTTATGCGGATGTTTCTGTTATGAAAGATTTTACAAAAGTAACAGATACAGAAGTAGACGGTGCTGAACTTCCCAACTCAGCGTTCAATAAAATACTTGCTGACCAAGGCACGTTGTCCGATGAACATAGAGGACCAACAACGACAAGTTCTTACAGAGATGCGGCATATGAGACAGTGCAACATGCAAAAGTTATGGGTTTCAAAACATCTGGTGGTTCATCTGTTTCTATAGATGACGGAAGTATTGCAGATGACGGTACAATTCATGCAGAACAAATAAAGATAACAACATCTTCTGGTGCGGCAATCACATGTGATGGCGGCAACGACTTTATTTACATAGTGAATAGTACTGGTTCTGGATGGGTAGAAATCGGTGCTGGTGGTGAAGTCATGGTGTATGCTGAAGGCTCTTTAAACATGAGAACTCAAAAAGATTTTAACTTACGAGCGGACAAAAATATAAACATGGAAGCCGGAGAAGATATAAACATTCGTAGTTTCCGTAATACTAAAATTAACACAGATAAAGAACTACATTTAAGAAGTACAGGAACACAGTTCTTACAAAGTGAAGCAGGAATGAATATTAATGTTGGTGTTAATTGTGTTGTATCAACTTATGGAGTATTGCATCTAAACGGACCATTAGCACCAGAATCAGAACTTATCTTAACTAGTGATATGCCAGATATAGAAGACTTAGAAGCAACAGAACTTAAAAAAACAATTGTATCTGAACTGCCAACACATGAACCTTTTATTAGACCACATGCTAAAGACCCAGACACAAGTAATTTTGCAAAATTAATGGCTAGTGATGATGGCTTAGATAAATCAGGATTAAAAAAATGATATACGATAAACGTCCCGGCTCATTACTAAATTACATACAAATGCCATTAAATGTCATAACGGATAATGGTACTTTCTTAGGAACGGGATACCACGAGAATGGTAATCCAACTTATATACTATCGCATATAAGAGTACAAGTTAGTAATATTAATGATTTGACTTTTTCGCCTGTGAGTAAAAATGCTATTATACTTGATAACAAACCATCACTCACTGTTAAAGATAATATAGTTGGATATAATTATAAAATTTCAGATACTGAAGTTGATTATGGATATATCACTGTTGCTTCTACTCGTGTAGATATTTCTGTTGGTAAAATAACAAAAGGCATGGCAGAGTTTATCTTAGAAAAACAATTAAGAAACATAGGTAATGTATTAGAGAAATTCATTACTGTAAAGATTTCACAGCCACAATATGATGCGTTATTGTATCACTTTTACTATGAAGGTGTTAGCACTATAGAAACTAGTCCAATTATAAAACTTATAAATGAAAAAGATTGGTACTCAATCACAGATGAAATTCAAAGCAATATAAAGAAGAATGGCAAAGTAGATACTAAACTAGCACAAAGAAAAATGAAAACTTCAAAAATGTTTAGTAACGTTCCTGGATTCTAACGCTTATCTATAACTTTATCTGCTAGTCCAAAAGCAACAGTTTCTTCAGCAGACATAAAGTTGTCTCGCTCCATCGCTTCAGTCAACTCTTCGAATGTTTTTCCAGCAGTATTATGTGAAACATATATTCCAGTTAGTCTTTCTTTCATCTTAAGAATTTCTTTTACTTGAATTTCCATATCAGTTGCTTGTCCACCAGCACCACCGCTTGGTTGATGAATCATTGTGCGACTATTCGGTAATACATATCTTTTGTCTTTAGCACCTGCTTGAGCAAGTAGTGAACCCATAGAACACGCTTGACCCATCACAGTAGTTGATACTGGAGATGAAATAAACTGCATAGTATCATATATTGCCATGCCAGAAGTCACTGCACCACCGGGTGAATTGATATAGAAATGAATATCTTTTTCTGAATTTTCTGCTTCTAAGAACAACAACTGGGCACAAATCAAGTCTGCCTGATAGTCATTTACTTCACTTGTCAGAAATATAACTCTTTCTTTCAGCAAACGAGAGAAAATATCATAACTACGCTCTCCACTTGTTGACTGGTCAACGACCATTGGTACTAAATTTGGCATTATTTTATCCTTAGTTGTGTTTAATAATATTATTTAGTACTATAATAACAGAATTGAGTCTATTTGTCAATCTAAAACTACGAATATTATGTGGAGATAAATACATGTAACATAAACTACAGAGAAAAAAAGAGTTATGGCGTTATACAGCGGTTTCAGTACCAAAAACAAAAAGGCGATAAACCACGAGTTACAAGATAAAGACTTAGTGATTGAAGACCTGATGAACCAAATAATGACCCGAAAGGGAGAACGTGTCATGTTGCCTAATTATGGGTCGATTATACATGAGATGACGTTTGAGCCATTGACTGAATTGACAACTGAATTAATTAAAGAAGACCTAACCAATATTATAAATGATGACCCGAGATGCAAATTTGTTAGTATACAAGTAGCAGACTCTGACCACACAATAAATGCTATTTTGAAAATTGAAATTCTACCGTTCAACGAGCCAGTAGAATTAAATATAGATTTAGACAGAGAATAACAGAGAGAACGATATGAGCCAAGAACGTACAGACAATCTATTCGCAAGTGAAAGTTGGACAGCGGTATATACTGCCTATTCAAACATCAGTCTTAAAGCATATGACTTCGATACCATTAGAACTGCATTACTAGATTACACAGCACAAACTTATCCTGAGAAATTTAATGACTTCGTAGCGAGTTCTGAGTTTATCGCAATCTTAGACTTGGTTGCATATTTAGGACACAGTCTATCATTCAGATTAGACATGAACACTAGAGAAAACTTCATGGACACAGCAGAACGTAGAGCAAGTGTTCTTCAGATGGCTAAATCTCTAGGTTATAATAAAACTAGACCAATCAACGCAAAAGGTTTTATGAAAATCTCCAGCGTTTCAACTACTGAAGCAGTTAAAGATAATGAAGGTGTCTCTCTCGCCGGCAAAACTATTAACTGGAATGACAGTAACAATGCAGATTGGTATGAAAACTTTATTAGTATTCTAAATTCTTCATTCGCTGGTAATACAAAAATTCAAAACCCATCTTCAGAATTAACAATCGCAGATGTAGAACATGCATTGTATGAAATAAATGAAGACACATTATCAAAGAATATAAATTATTCTTTCGGAGCAAACATCTCAGGTGCAAACAGAAACTTTGAGGCAGTTCGTGTTGTTGCAGACAAACTTACATCAACAATTTATGAAGATGAGCCAAATGCTAATAAAAACTTTACAATCATAAACAGAAATGACAACCTAGGTTCTTCAAGTGACAGAACTGGTTTCTTTGTTTACGCTAGTGCAGGAACATTACAGTTACAAGATAACAATTATAGTACTGTAATTTCTAACAGAATAGCGAAAGTTGAAGACATTGATATATCACACACAGACGTTTGGGTACAAAAAATAAATTCTCAAAAACAGTATGTCTCTAGTGTTACTAAAGTAGACAATAACACACGTGAAACTGCAATTTACAATGCATTAAGAAGTGGCTCAGGCGATATAGTAAGTGTCACTACATTAGACAATAACTCAATTCAACTTACTTATCCTGATGGTATATTTGGAAACGCCGCATCAGGTGGATACAGAACTTGGTATAGAAAAGTAGATAATGATGATTTCTCTGTAAATGCAAGTGATATTACAAATTCAATAATAACAATTCCATACGTTGCTACTGATAATAGAGTTTATAGATTAACATTTACACTAACAAGTACTAGAGACTTTACTGAAAACTACTCTGGTGAAACATACGCAAGTGTACGTAGAATTGCACCAAGAAGTTATTACTCACAAGATAGAATGGTAAACGCACAAGATTATAATGTTTACCCATTAACACTTGGTACTAATGTTGTCAGAAAATTAAAATCAGTTAATACATCATTCGCAGGAAACTCTCGTTTCTTTGAGATGGATGACGTATTAGGTCATCACTCTAATCTAAGTGTAACAGGTTCAGACGGTACATTGTTTGTAGAAGATGAAACAATAAAAATGCCATTGAGATATAATAAGACACAAGGTAATAGTGACAACTTCATTAGAAATGAACTTACAAAAGCAATCAAACATCCAAGTCTTTTAAATTATTTCTTCTATCAGAACAAAGATAATGTAGCAGTAAACGTTGCGATTGCATTATCATACTCAGTTTCTACCAGTGATACAATGGTGATTAACACTAACATACCTTCATCTACAGCGACAATATATGAAGGAGATATGTTTGAATTACAAGTT